TTAGGTTGCCTCCTTTATTTCAACAGCTGAATCATCAATCCAGCCGATAAGTTTATCATTGATTTGGAATTGGTACCATACAGACTGGCCTTTCTGTTTTTTAGACACAACCTTTATGTCTTTGCCGACGTAAGATTGGGCAGAGGTAAGCCTTATGGACCGATCATCAGTAGAAGGCTTGGACCATACGTCTTGAACGGCACTGTCTTTAATAGAGGCGTTTAAATCCACAGATTTGAGGGATGGATTTACCTCATCGTACTCATCTAAATCGTATTTTTCCACAATAGCGCTGATTTTGTCAGCGTAGTCAGGATCTGTAGCATATCCTGATGTTTGCAGGGCGGTTGCCGCTTCCTTATAATTCCCTGCCTCAAGCACCGGTTTATACTTCTTTTTATTCCACGATGTGCCACGGACGAACAATTGGGCATGATCATCCATAGATTCAAAAAACGTGCTGTATTTTCGAAACTTCGCGCGAATGGTTTTTCTTTTCCCTTTTTCAACTTCGTCCGTTTCCATCGTGACATGATGGCCTTTATAATTCCCTTTTACGCCAAAAAGGTTGTTGGCCTTAGCAGCCAGTTCACTGTTCCCCCAGTCCGATTCGAGAATGGCCTGAGCAATTGTGATGCTGGGGAGAACATGGTATTTTTCATACAAAATTTGGGCATGTCCGGACAGACTGTCTATAAATACTTGCTGTTCATCGATTTCTTCAGTTTCTTTGGATATTTCAATCGGTTTTGATAAAGTTGTCGCTAAAACAAACAGAGCTAGCGGAATCGATACAAGGAAAAATAGTGAAATCAAGAGTTTACGTTTTTTAAGTTTTTTACGGGCCATGAAAACCTTCCTTCGAATTAAAAGATTACGAATGTAAAAGAATCTACCTTTTAGAATTTTACTTGCACTTCTAATATTTTTCAATTCTTTAGGGATAAAGTTGGGAAAAGATTGCAAAATAAAAACCTTTTCGCTCAATGAAAAGGTTTTTACCATGTTTCTATTTTTGTAAATTTCTGAGTGCATTCCGATATTCCGTATCATTTATTACTTTATATGATTTGACAGTTGCCTTCGACAAACCTTCTGCTGAAACGGCCGGTTTTTCCGGAGCTGTTTTCGCTTTATCATGTGGTTTATGTGCCAGCTTGTGCCCCATTCCAGTGGCATTCATACAAAATGACAGGCAGACGAGCAGCACGCTAAGGATAAAAGAAATGAAGAAGAGATCATGATAAGCAGTCATCATAGAATCCTGTACCGAACCGCTTTGTCTGGCAGCATCTTTTTTCGTGAAAAAGCCGATGAGAATAGGAACTCCCATATAGACAAACAATCTTAAAAACTGAACAGCTGTCATTCTCTTGACCAAATCAGGCAGCGGGCCTCCCATGGCAGCTCCCATCAGCCCTGCGGCGACTGTCAGGCCTGTTCCCGCTGCAAGCATGATAAACAGTGCCGCGAACATATAAAGAGATGATCGATCCTGCATATGCAGCCATTGAAAATTCACAAAGACGAGAATGAGTCCGCCGATAATACCGAGCATCCCTGGTCCGACTTTATCATAAAACAGAGTGCTCAAAATGGCCGCGATCGCCACTCCGATTAAAAGAGTCAAGTTTAAAAGAATGAGATGCTCCTGAGAAATATCATACATTTGACGGAGCAAGCCTTGAAAAGCAGACAGGCTGACAGCTACCGTTATCGTCCCTGCAGCTATGATCAATAAGCCAAGCACCGGTTTTGGCAGCAGCATCAGTTTAATAGATATGAATGGGTTTTTCACTTTATATTCCACAATCAATAGACCAATGAGCAAACATAACGTCACCCCGAAACCAATCCATACATAACCCGATGACAGCCCCCATTTTTGCAGAAAAATGAATGAAACCGCTGAGGCTGCGGCAAGGAAAACAGATAAAAGAATTCCCGCACGATCAAGCGGCTGTTCTTGATCCGCCGCTCCGTGATGCTCGTCATGGAGAAAGAAATAGCTCACCGCGACACCGATCAGGGACAAGGTGCCAAAGATGAAAAACAGCCATCTCCAATGCCCGCAGCTTGTTGCAATGGTTCCGAGGATTGTGCCGATGATAACAGAACCATAGAATCCCCCGATCAGCACAAGCAGTGCATAATTCCTGCGTTCAATCGGGAATGACAGTACAAGCATTGGAATCATAATCATCAGCATGACGCCTGTTGCCGCTCCCTGTAAAAAGCGTCCTGCCGCCATCCATGCAACATCGCTTGAACATGCGATGAGCAGTGAACCTAGTATAAAGACAGGTAATGAAGCCAGATAGACGGGACGAGCACCGAATTTTTTCCTCAGCAGCGGTCCTGCCGGAACTAATAAGGCAAAGGCCATATTGCCGATCAATATTGGATTTACTGATGTGAAGCCACTTGTTCCAACCGCTTTCTGAACAAGGCCTTGAACTGACGACAATGCCGTGTTAGACATCAATCCCGGCCCGACCGCTAAGACGGCGAGCAAAGAAATCACCCAATAGTGTTTTGTCTTCATGTTGTCATTCCTTCCTATATGAATACATGCGAAACACATCATTTTTTGAAACCAAAAGAAGCTAATAGATTTTGCATACCATTAGCTTTCAGTCTAATATTCTCCCTTTCAGGGGAAATGATATTATTTTATTATAATTATGTGAATGAATGAGCATATAATCAAATATTATTTCAAATCGATTGTGTTTTGTCAATGGAGTAAATTTCAAGCACAACATAAAAAGTCTGAAAGCTTTTCCCCGATATTGTGTTTTGGAGCCAAGGGGCCTAGAACTGCACTTATGGAGCCCTGCTCGTTCCCTCAAGCGAATTAAAGCAGGCCGTTTTAACCCTTTCAATCCACTATTCCAACTAATAAACTCGAATAAGTTGTGATAAGACAACATTTTGGCCGCACATTTTTTTGTGTTTACTGGGCGTTTGCCGCCTCTAAATTGTATATGGGTAAATACCATGAATTAACCTATGAAATACCAATGCAAGGAAATTTTAAATATTCCGGGAGGCAAAAACGAATGGAACTGTATGAGTGTATCCAAGACATTTTTGGCGGCTTGAAAAATCCATCGGTTAAAGATTTAGCAACGTCTTTAAAACAAATTCCAAACGCAGCAAAATTGAGTCAACCGTATATTAAGGAACCAGACCAGTACGCTTACGGCCGAAATGCCATCTATCGAAATAATGAATTGGAAATTATCGTGATTAACATTCCGCCAAACAAGGAGACAACAGTCCACGATCATGGTCAATCCATTGGTTGTGCAATGGTGTTAGAAGGAAAGCTTCTTAATTCTATTTATCGCTCAGCCGGCGAACACGCAGAACTCTCCAATTCATACTTTGTCCACGAAGGAGAATGCCTTATTTCAACCAAAGGTTTAATTCACAAAATGTCCAATCCAACATCCGAACGAATGGTGTCTCTTCATGTCTACTCCCCTCCTTTGGAAGACATGACGGTCTTTGAGGAACAAAAGGAGGTATTGGAAAATTCATGATTGACAGATAAACTGCTCACTTTGACTTCACTCAACTGGAGGATTCAGAGAATGAAACCTTTTCCTCAAAACAAAAAAACCCTTATAGAATAAGGGTTTAAAGGTATGGAGCCAAGGGGGCTCGAACCCCTGACCTCTACGCTGCCAGTGTGGAGATGGGTTTCTGATACGAACAGACGTTTTATTCCCAAACCCTATTTTATAGGGTTTTCTTACATAAGTTTCTGATTAAAAATATTCTTTTTTGATTAAAAATGAGGAAGTTGGTCCCCAATTCGTCCCCATCTATCCCCAAATCCAACTTATTGACAAAGGAACTTACGTTCGAATATCATCTTTGTAGGAGATGATCAAATGACTGATTTTGAACGGAAAGTATATCAGATCATAGTGAACATGCACTTGTATGGAAAGAATCCAACTATGGACGATTTGAAAAGGAAAACAGGAAAGAGTGAAGAGGATATTCGTGCAGTTGTGAAAAGCCTAATGTTTAAAGGGGCATTGAAGTGGGATAAAAACTCGAATAAATGGAGAATATAAAAAAGCTCACCTATTGGCGGGCTTCAAACTTCTCCATCTTGTATATGAATGTCTGCGGGCAGACCTATTCTGAAGAAATTACGTGCATACGCTTGAGAAAGATGCTCTCTATAAGGCGGCAATAATCTGAATCTCTTATTTTTATTCTCTCTCACTTGAGCTTCCAGAGCTTCTTTTGGCAAAGTAAAGCTCTCTCTCAATAAAACTACCTTATAATCTAACTCATTTTCTCCATCGGGTGTAACGTACTTATTAAGCAAATGGAAATCCAAATAACTTCCGGATCTTAGTTTTTTTATTTCATTTGCTTTATTCTTCTTCATACTATTACTTAAATCATTTTTTAATAGTCTTTCACGGTTCTCCCCATCTGGATAATACTTCGCTATTAAAAACTCAGTAAGAAATCCACTGAGAGAACGTAGTGGACATAATGTTACATCATTCACTTTAGAATTTTCTAAATCACAAGCTTGAGTCATGACTATTACATCATGGATTTCACCTTGGACTTTAAAAAAAGGACTTTCTTCCTTATAAACAATTTTCGGCAACATACATTTCAAAATTATGTCACCTTGTGAAATTGTCTGATTTTCAGGCAAAGATGCATACCAGTTGAATTCCAAAAGTACCCCCCCAAATAATTACACGTCAAAAATTTCATACGGTTTTGCTTTAATTAGGTCAGAAACCTCCACCTCTTCTACTTTGGAGAAATCAAATGAAGGACTTGACCCCTTTGCAAAAGAAATGTCATCCGTTAAATCGAACGTTTCATAAGGTTTTGCCTTAATATCTGTACCTACAATCACCTCTTCGATATTTTCAAAATCATATTTCTGTGCCATTATTTCCCCCTCCAATATGGAATTGTTCGACGAAATACTTGACACCGTTTTAGTTTCTGGATTTAAAGATATTCCTGAACTGTAATTAATGGAGAAATTCTTATTGGAACTTAAGTCCGTCGACTTGCCTTTAACATTCGTATTAACAGTTGACTCCTGAACGATGGTTTTATTCACGTTTATTTGGGGCACTGATGCGGTTCCACCAAAAACTGAAGCAATAGCAAAAGAAACAATCCCGGTTGCTTGTAACATTTTATGCGGCTTCAAAGAAACAGGTTCAATTATTGAATTACTTGCTTTTAATTCAATTGTATTCATAACGTTTCCTTTCCTTTCACATAAATGGGAAATTCTCCAAGGCTTGTTCCATCTGCAATAATTTCTGTCTTATAATAACCTTCATCTTTGAGTACAATATTTCTTAAGTCCATGTTAAAGACAACACCTTGTTCACTATCAGGCAAATTTAAGGGATTTCCTCCAAGAAAGTCTTTAGTAATTTTGATCGTCTTTGTATCAACTAAAGGCGCATCTTGCGAATTTGGAGTTTTAAATAAAACCCTTAATTCCATCCCCTCTTTTAACCCCTTTAATCCAGCAGCAATCGAGAAAGAAAACATACCTGGTATAAACGCAGGGATTAATGATAATAAAGGTTGTACTACTGTCAGTTTTCCATTTTGATCTGGTTCTGCTTTTTCACAGTATATAAAAGTCGATACTGTTGGCATTGTATTCCCCTCCTAGCAAGCATGAAATTATATGCTTACATGTACCATTATATTAGCCGTAAAGAAGGCTTTTGTAAACTCCTTTAACTTATAATATGGACACATTAAATGGGAAATAATCAAAAAACGGGTCAAAGTATTTTTCACTAATAAATGGCAAACGTAGGACGAACAAAAACCCTCCTCATCTCGAGAAGGGTTTCATTCATCATACGGCCGGTACTTCTTCCGACCGGCTTCTAATTCTTTTTTCTTTTCCTCTAAATCGGTCCGAAGAAACAAACTGATGCCGCTCAGCTTTTTAATCGGATTGAGCTTTCCGCTGCTTATAAGCTGGCTCACACGCTGCCGGTTTACTCCAAGTAATTCTGCTGCTTCTTTTGTGGTGAGGACTTCATGCCTTATGAAGTCCTCGACCTCCTGACGGCTTTTAAGATGATATTCCATGTTATCTTCTCCTTAAATCCTTAATGATCGCGTAAATGGTTAACGCTAAGACAAAGATCATAACGCCTGTTGTAAAAGGGTTTGTCCAAAATGAGCGCAGACCAATGGATGCAACACTAAGCAGTATCATGGAAAAAATGAATGTTTGTTTTCTCTTCATATTGTATGCTAGACTGTTTATAATTATATTGAGAAGCGAGCGACCAACTCGCTTCCCTTTACACTTAGTCCTTCTTATTATTTTTCTTTGCATCGTGTGATTGTTGGGCAATCCATGCGATTGATGCAACATAGAAGATAATTTGAAGGACTTTTAACATATTGTCTAGCATTTCCTCACCTCCTTATACTCTTATTATACATCATCTATAAACAATTGTATATAGGTTTATTAAAAATATTTGAAGATTCGCAAAATAAGAGGATTAATTTAACAATATATGCTATTATCTTACTGAAAAAATAATGCTAGGAGGTTGTTAAATGAAAAAGCTTTTTGCAATAGCGCTCGCCGTTATTATGTCAATGGTATTTATTAATTCTGCATCTGCCGCTAATACGTACGGAAGTGTAAATGTTGGTCCTTGGGATAGAGGTTATACTCAAACTGTTGATGGTTCAGGTCAATATGGAAGAATCACATTAGAAGGTACTGCAGGATCATACGCTGATGCATATGTAGAGGTATACTCTAATGGTCAATGGAGATCTCCAACTATCAACGACCCTGATTTGGGTTATCTTCTTTTAAATACGGGAGTAAGTAGAGACACTACTAATTATTTTTTTGAAAAAGGGAAACAATACAGATTATATGTCAGCACTATCGGCTCTGATTACAGTGCAAAAGGTTACATAAGAACATATGATTGAGATATATGAAAGACCCCACTTCACTTAAAGTGGGGTTCTTTGTTTAACTCTCATATTACTTTAATAGTGCTTCAAGTTTTGCTTTTGTAGCTGGTCCATAAATACCATCAGCTTTTAATCCATTCATCAACTGGAACCGTCTGACGGCGTCGGCGGTTTTCGGACCATAATAGCTATCGATCCCAAAGTTTTTGGCTTTCTTATCCGGATAGAAATGCAATGCCGCCAGCGCTGTTTGGATCTGCTTGACGGCATCGCTGTGCATCAATGGGCTCTTCACTTTGAAAATGCCGGAAGGTAGATTAAAGGATGATTTCTTTTTACTTGAGCTTGGTTTTTTCACTGCCTTGGACGAAGTTGTTTTCTTACTTGATGTTTTGCCGCCAAGCGCTTTTAATTCAGCATCAATCGCCGCTTTGACCTCATTCCAGCGCCCTTCCGATAAGATGCGATGCGGGCAATACTTTCCGCTCCAATCTTGATGCTTCCGTACACGATCAATACCCCATCCACGCTCTTTAAGCAGCTGCGCCACAAACTTGATAGCCAACTTTTCAGCAGCATAGTATTTGGCGCCTCCTGACTTGCTGTAGCAGATTTCAACGCCAATAGACTTACGGTTCCCGGGGCCGTTTGTGCCGTCGCCTGTGTGCCATGCATTGCGATTTAACGGCAGTCCTTGAATAACCTCTTTGTCATCGACTGCAAAGTGGAAACTCGTTGAACTGGTGTTTCCGGTCATGTAACTGACCTCGTTAGCAGCTGATGCATCATTCGCTGTATTGTGGATGGTAATGTATTCAGCATCCAAGTAATTCGGGCATTTTAAAGCGTATTTTGCTTCTGATACAAGATTCTTTTTCACTGCAATTGTCATGAAAATCTCTCCTATTCTGTTTTTGAAATAAAAAGAGCCGCCAGCTGGCAGCTCATTTGGTTAGATCATGATTTTTCAGGACGGCTTTTTGCTTGTGTCCTTTTGCTGTCACGTAGTTGTTTTTGAACCATGCAGCAAGTGTCGTACCGATAGTAAAGATCAGAGAGCCGGCAGTATACAGCGCATCAGCAAGTTGGTTCACCTGTACATCAGTGATATCCAAAGGTGATTTACCGAACATCAGCATTGTTTGGTTAATCAGCGCAATTAAAAGAAGCACCGTCCGGACGACTGTGCCTTTGTCGAAGTTTTTCATTTTGTTTATTCCTCCTTATTTTTGCAAAACGGTATAAAAAATAGCGATTGCTCCTCCTATAATTCCGGTGGAAATCGCTGTAATGATAGCGCCTGTGATTGTGCGCTTGATCCATGTTGTATTCTCTTCAATTTTGTTGAGCTTTTCATTGAGTGACATGATTTGCTGATCTTGTCTATCTGAGGATCGTTCAAGAGAGCTTACCCGTCTTTCAAGCGATTTTTGCTCTAGTTTGAACTCTGCCATCTCTTTTTGTATTGCATTCACATCCGGTACCTCCGTCAATTGTGACATTAGTACGCCCCCCTTTTATCTATTTCATGCGATTTCACCTCCTTTGAGGCAAAATAAAAAAGCCGCTTCTTCGCCGCTTAATTTTTCTGATGATCTAGTTTTACTGGACCTTTCAAGTTGTTCAGGTTCTTTTCTAACTTCTCAATATGTTCCTTCAGATGCTGGATTTCTTGCTCTTTTTCCGCTAAAAGCTGCTTGTCTTTCTCTGACATGTACTGGTATGTCATGAGAATATCTTCAGCATTCATCCAGTTTTGGCGATAACCTGCCGCTTTTCTTTCGAATAGCTCCGCTTTCGTTTCTAAATCTAATTCTCTTTTGTTATTTTCCTCCACATTAAACACTCCTATTCTGTTTGGTCAGGATAAGCGTTTCCTCGCTCAAGGGCTGTTATTTCTTCAAATTCAGCTTGTGTAATTCGTCCTGTTTGAACGTGTGTTTTTAGCTCAATTGTTAAAACAGTTCCATTTTTCCAGCAATCTTCAAAAAAGTTGTAAAATGCACTCCGTCCTTCCATTGTCCTCCCTCCGAAATTAAGACTGATTCACCATTAAAACATTACACATTCTTTGTAGATTTAAAATCTGTTCATGCAATGCTTCTTCTGTTTTTTGTGGTTCTGGTTCTGTGCTAGGAATCTCAATCGGTTCTATTTTCATGTTCATTTCTCCTTTACCTCATTCTGACTGTGTCGGATATTCCCCTTTTGGATAGACGTGAAATGTGCCTGTTATTTCTCCAGACGGTGTAATAGTGCAATCGAACACGCTATACATAAGCATATACTCTGTGCTGTCGATGTAGGTAGGGTGGTATCCGTCAGAATCAGCAATAAATCGGAATAGCTTATATTCCACCGTCTTTGTTTCTTTAACGTAGACGATATTTAAGCTGTAAAACACATTCCTGCTGTCGTGTACCATCACATCAAACTCACCAGGCTCCATTTGAAAAATCTGTTCTTTAAATTCTGGGTGCTTTAAAGTGCATCCAGTAAGCGAGAATCCTGTTTCTTTTTCGCTTATTTCTAACCCCTCAATATATGCGAATGGGCTTTCTCTTCGAGTTTCGGTTTCTATCATATTCATAACTCTCCTTATGCTTTTTCGTAAAATATAGCCAATCTAATGGTGACTGTTGTTGCCGCCACGTCTGTCGCTCCTGTTCCCCTTACATGAACAGCGAATTTTTCAGAACTCTGGCTCATTATACCAACGGTGACGTTATTCGCATTTTTGCCATAAGGTGTCGCCATTACAGCGAAAATGTTTTCCGCTCCTTGATAGTTACCATCAACCATATTGTACCAACTATAGGCGTATGCGTACGCTCCGCCTGAAGCGCCCAAAGTTACATCTATTTGAGTGATACAAACAAGCAGATTATTTTGCAACGCGCCGTGAATGTCTGTGACTAGTGATGTTACGTTTCCACCAACTATTTTTTCTTGCGTTGTAAATTGGTCATCGCCCGGCATTATTGTTGATTTTTTAGGTAATTCAACGGGCGCGCCCTCAAATACAGTTCGTTTTGTTGATCTGAATCGTAACCCACCACTGACATACGCCTCAAAATCAGAAGTCTGAAAACTAGCAAGTGTAGAACTACCCGTTATCTCCGCTCTATTTCTAAAGTTTGAGAAATAATTTTGCTCCCCCCCTGTGCCATTCATAGGGTTGTACCCACCCTCTAATGTAAAAATGTCAGACGGTACAGTTGTGTTTGTTTCATTTCTGATTACAATTTTCCCTACACCATCACCAGAACCATTAAAATCTCCAAACATTTCGACCACGGCCATATTGGAAGCACTAGTGAATTCTCCAGAACCTTTTACCGACACTTTCCCATTACCGATGCTTACACTTCGCCAAATTTCTGGCTTTGATCCGTCGATTGAATAATCTGCCCCGGCCTCTTGATATATCAAACTAGAACTTATATCTAGTTTTGTATATTGACTTTTGCTATCCATTTTGTATTGATAAAGCTTATCCCCATCAAAGTAAGAATCAAAGTTTTTGTCAGTGTTCAACGCTTGGAATTTGCCGCCTTTGATTAATGAACCTGTGATATTAATAGAATTAATCGTACCAGAATTTATTTTGTCAGCTGACAAGCTCCCGATCTTGGCATTTGTAATGGCTCCGTCAATGATATGGATGGTATCAATTATCGCTGTTTTCAGGTGAGCTTTTGCGATAGCAGCGTTTTGAATAGCTGCTGTTCCTATTGCCGCCTCAGCAATTTGCGCACTTGTTATGGCTGCTTTTTGGATGTGTGCTGTTCCTATCGCTGCCTCTTGTATATGAGCAGATCCGATAGAAAGGGCTTGGATGTAATCACCGTCAATAACGTTGTCCGTTAGTTGTGTGTCATAAGGACTGTATCCATACTCCTTTATCGTATCGCCTTCGCGAACTTGCAATTTTCGAATGACGAACGAGCATAACTCTGTATTGTTATTCCTGTTAAAGCCGCCGATGCCTATTGTATATACAGAGCTTGTCGTAGGGGCTGTGAATTTAATATTAACCCTGACAAACTGATCAGAAGGATAAGAAGAAATGTCTGATAAATCTGTGCCACTTATCCTGTACCATGAATTTGTTTCTTTAAGGTGAATATAGTTCAAATCAGTTGTGTTATTTCTTTTCACTTCGAAAGAAAGAGTGTATGTTTTCCCTTGCTCAAGCTTCATTCTTTGGATATTATTCGGCGCTATTCTTAACCCACAAACACCAAAAAATAATTGATCAGTTAATTGAGTCTGAGAAACCGTCATTTCATTAAATTCTTTTTCCTCTACTGTATGAGAGGTATATGTGTAATCGTAAAACCATTTCGCCTTTAAAAGAGAGCCTGGGAAGATATTGCCTTGGTCAAAGTTGCGTGCCAGTTTATCAGCCGTGACCGCCAAGTTTGCCAGACGATCCGCGATAATGCTGTTGAACATAATATCATCAGTCAGAATCCGTTGGGTTTTTGCTGAAAACTCTGCTGTGAATTCGCTCGCTTTGCCGTGATAGTTAACCGCTCGTATGCGATAGTACCAAACGTTATCAACGCCAGCGTTTTCATGCAGGTACCCGCTTTGTTTGCCTCGCCATAGCCGATTTTCGATAGATGGGATGAAACCTTTTATTTGTGATCCATAAACCTCATAAGCCGCAATATAAGAAGAAGGATCATAATCCCATGTAATACTCACACCTGAAAAAAGCCCCTTAACAGATACATTAGAAGGGACTTTCGGGATAATGTCAGGGAAACTGCCGTCAGTGACTTCGCCAACGTCTGGCTTCCTCTCCCAAGTACCTCGATTTTTATCGAGTATATTCTCTATCTGATTAATCCGATCATCACCTTGGAGCACTGATAAAAACTGCCCTATTTCCACTACACAGGTATTGTCCGGGTCTGTGATGTCATATTCCATAGAAATGATGCGCTGCGATGTTTCTATCGGAATAGCAAAGTTTCGGTCTATGGCAATTGTCGTATCGCCAAGCTCAACGTGCTCATGTTCATAACCTGGTACATTCTGAAGCAATTGAACTGACAGCTCATAATTCACCTCGGTTTTTGATGCTGTCGTAATGAGATGATTGTACGTGGCTTTTAAAAGCTCTGCTGGATCAGTGATGTCTTCGTTGTTGTATTGCCCTTCTCTGTGGATTAATTCACCGTTTTTAAGGCGTCCCAGCCTTTTTAATAGATCCGGATCGCCAACCCATTCCTGACCCAGTGGTTTATCAACAGGATCACCTTTTGATTTCTTCCACTCTACTTCCGAGAAGTCAATAAACCTCGAATAACCGCCCGTCTCTTCCCCGTCCTCATCCGTTGAGGCAATAGAGGCTCCATATCCCCAAAGAGCTGTCAATGGGTAGCTGATGACTGTCCTTTTGATATTCTCTGTATCTTTATCTATCTCAAAGCGTTTCCCGCTGTCTTTTCCTCGTCGTGGCAATATCTTGATAATTCTCTTAGTAATCTTGTTTCCATCAAATTCGATAGAATCTTGAAGTTCGCCGCCCCAGATGTTTATCACTTCAGCAATACATTCCAAAGCTGTTTTCTTATAAAACGTGGTGGAGTTTGTACCGAGTTCAGCGCTTACCTCTGCCACCCACCGAGAACGAGCAAGCACGTTGTCTAAAACAAATTGTGCTGTTTTGTCAGTTGGCCGGAAGTCTTTCACAAAGGTTTCTGCCAGTTCCATCATGGCAGCTTCACATGTTACTAGAGTGTTAACCTCTGAGTTTTCGTCTGTATCATCAAGTTCCTTAATCACAAACAATCGGAGAATGCCGTCTTTATCTCTAAAAACAACCTGATTCTCTTCAAACAAATAGCGCGCATCAGGATGGGAAGCATCTGCTACAAAAGAAAAAGAAGAGCCTTTATTCAGCTCTTCTTTGTATTTGGCATCCCAAAATCTGCACGCTTCTTGTCCGTCGCTGGACAGCACTGTCAGCACTTGATCATCTGGTGAAAGAATATACATGTCAGCCATTAACGGACCCCCTTACAAATAAGCCTCATCGAATTTGATGCTGCTTGCGTGGCTTAACTTCAATTTTGTTGGTACTTTTGGTGGCAGCGTGAACCACTCAGATTGTATTTGCAGAGCAGTCATGATTAATTTGCCGCTGCATGTCACTTTTCTCTTTGATGAATCAATAATGAGAGTGTCACCGGCGATGAAGTTGTAAACGACTTTTATTTTCTTAGAAACAGATCCATCACCATTTAAAATAGCCACCTCATATGAAGTGGCCGCTTCTTTAAAAACACATTCGATTTTTGGTTCAATCTCCGCATACCCCGGGTTTGTGAAAACCTGCACTCCGGCATTCAGTTCTGATTCCGCAGCCGCTCCATATTTTTTAGGATCAAGGCACATGAATGTCAATGTAGCCTGTTGAAATCCGTCCTGCTCTTCGCCTTCTGATACACTCTCGAAAATTGCGTAATAGGTTCTATTAGGCTCATCATGGAAAATAAGTGGCTTCGGCTCCTTTTCATGCAGAATATAATTCAGTTCTTCTTGTTTTTTCTTTAATTCCTCTTCACTGCTGAAAGCAAAAAGAACATCTATTGTTATTGTTCTAATCGGTATTCTAGTGCCACGAAGGAAACCACCTGGACGGTTTCCTTTTGAGGACGTGTTTACCTCTCGGCTCATTATTCCCCGCCCAGTGGTTGATTTCACATAGAAGAAGGGTGAAATATCGATCCCATTAAATGTGATTTTCCATTGGTTGGGCAAAATCTCCTGATAGTTGATCAATTAATTCTCACCCTCCTTGCGTTTGATCTTCTTTGTGCGTCAGTCACAGACTTTTCTACGCCCTGACCGACTTTCTTGCTGTCCATCTCGATAATGATAGTTCTTTCAGGTAACTCAAGGTTTTTGACATCTGCACTCAGTTCTTTTCTGACAGTGCCCAAATCGCTTCTAGATATGGATGTATCGTAAGCAAGATTCATATCTTTCTGCTCGATATACATGGCATCGCTGACAGTAGCCATCGCCCGCTGAACCGTTCCGATACCGTTCTGGATACCAACTGCAATTCCCGCTGGCACCATTACGCCAACTTGGTCTCTCATTAATCGGGAAGGAGAATGTATCTTCAGCTTTTTCTTGATTGTCTTTTCGATTGTGGAGGCAATAGTGTTGGCTTCCTTCGCAAGCTCGCCTTTCATATTTCTCATCCCAGAAATGATGCCGGCCATCGTGTTATAGCCGATTGCTCTCCCGCTGTTCTTAAGGGAGCCCAACTGCTTCACATTGACAGTAAGCTCGCCAATTTTTCTCATGTAGTCGCTCTTCAGGAGACTCAATTCTTTATTGGCAGCTGATCGAAGCTCATTAATTTTCTTGGCAGTCTCATTCTTCAGGCCAGTTAATTCCTGAGCCGCCTGTGTGCTTGCGAGTTTATGCTTCTCTGTCCAAAGTCTGACGTACTCATCCAATTCAGACGAAGTCATACGAGCAATTGCATTGATCTGATCTGCTGAACCGACTCCCATTTCTTTCAGTTCATCAGCGAATGCTTTCGGCGCCCTGCCTGCGATGCTCGCAATATCGCTGTCAAATTGCTTTAATTTTGCCAGCTGATTTTTAAGGTTTGATGTCAGTTTTGAGCCATTAACCTTCTCGCTTGAAACATCGTCAAATAGACCGATTGCGTTATAAATCGCATTTGTTCGGTCTTGGAGCTCCTTCTTATAGGCGTCGTTTGCCGCTTTTATGTCTGAGGTTAGTTTGTCATTGATGCTTTTGAATTTGGACAGATATGTGTTATTGGCTGAGAGAATACCTTTGTTGATTTTATCTGCCGCTTTTCTCTCATTCTCTTTTTGCTTCCTTGCCTTATCAGCCATTGCTTTTTGAGTTTGATAAATCTCACGCTGTACCTTGATTTGCTGATCAGAAGTCAGTTTGTTCTTCTTACTGATCTTCTGGAGAGTCTTGACGTATGTGTTACCACTGATTTTCCCTGTATCGTACTTGGCCTCAGCTCGTTTAATCTGATCAGACACCTTTTTGGTGTACGCAAGCTTTGCTTTCGCTTCCTTACGTTGCTGCTCTTTCAAAAGCTTTTTCTGTTTGTCAGAGGCGTTTTTAGCAGCTTGATAGATTTCACGCTGGATTTTCCGGCTTTGTTCGCTTGTCAGCTTGTTTTGCTTCTGGATTTTCTGCAACGTCTTGATATAAGTGTCAGCGCCCATTTTCTTGGTGTCATATTTTACTTCAGCGTTTTTAATTTTGTTGGTCACTTTCACTTCAGCAGCTTTTTGAGCCGCTTTAGCCGCTCTCGCCGCAGCAGCTTTTACTTTGGCCTGTGACTTATCAATACCCGCTGCCATACCGGTGCCGACGTGATAACCAACCTGATCGCGCATAACCCTCGATGGAGAATGAATTCCAAGAAGTTTTTTCATGCCGTTAGGGATTGCATTTGCCATCGATTTAATTTTGCTGGCTAAAGCCCCCGCCATGCCGCTGATACCATTTATCAAGCCTTGGATAATGTTACGGCCAATGGTTTTCAGGTTGATGCCTTTGAAAAACTTCATCACGCTATTCCAGATACTCACTATCTTTTCCCGGGTGGCAATTATGCGATTTGCGATCTGATTTTTCATGTAGAGGAATGCATTTGACGCCGCAGATTTTATCCCGTTATAAATTGAAATGACCTTATTTTTTGCTGAATTCCACAAATTTACAAGTTTTTCTCTCGTAGCCAGGATATGTCCAGTCACCTTATTTTTCATATAAAGAAACGCCGTTGATGCTGCATTTTTCAAGGAATTCCAGATTGAAGTCGCCTTACTCTTGGCAGAATTCCATAAATTAACGAGTTTTTCACGCGTTGCTAATATGTGCCCAGCTATTTTATTTTTCATAAATAAGAATGCAGTAGACGCTGCAGACTTCAAAGAATTCCAAACTTTTACTACAGCACCCTTTATGGAGTTCCATATTTTAGAAGAAAAACTTTTTATTGCATTGTATACTGTCAGGACGACATTTTTCTGCAACTCAAAATTTTTCTTAAGTAACGTGAGAAATAACTGCCAGATTTTCGATGCTGCGTTTTTTATACTTGTCCAAGTTGAAGAAAGCCATTTCGACAAAATTCCCCAAATTTTTACTGTATAAGCCTTGATCTTATCCCAGTTCGCAATGATGAGGACAACCAGACCCACTACAGCCGCTGTGATCCATGCAATAGGTCCCATAGCAATGACCCAAGATGCCGCCATTCTCGCCGCGTTTGCAGCCGCCAGAGCCGCTAAAACAACCAAACGCGCTCCGAAAGCAATCATCTGTTTGATTCCAGCTGCCAACATAGATGCAAATGAACTGATTTGCGCTGCCGTCCACGCCGCTGCCATACGTGCCGCTTGTGCCACAGACTGAGCAGCCATGACAACCATCTGTTTGATCCAAAGTCCCATCTGCACTATCCCAGCTCTAAGGGAAGTTACAAAAGAGCTTATTTTCATGATTGTCCATGCCGTTGCCGTTCGTGATGCTTGCGCAATTGACTGTGCTGCCATAACAGTCATATTCTTGATCCACAAACCCATTTGAACTAAACCTGATTTCAGAAGAGAAACCAACGTGCCTATTTGCATAGCAGTCCATGACGCTGCCATTTTAACTGCATTTGCTGTGGCTTGAGCAGCCATGACCGTATATTTTGCAATAAACTTACCGACCCAAATTATTCCGGTTTTTAGCTGTGATACCATTCGAGCGAGTGTAAATCCTTCGGCACCAGTGACAAACGTTCTTACCCACTTAGCCGCAGTAACAAAGTCTTTTAACCCGTTTGTGACCGCACTAACTGCGGCAATCGCAGGAACTATCGCTCTTAATGCACCCAGCAATGAAATGCCCACCGCAATGAATTGCCCTATAGCAGGGTTAGCTTGCATTGCTGCATTTGTGAATTTTAAAAACCCGTTTACCGTTTGCAAGATGGATTGCCCTAACGGAGCCATGCCAACAAGCAAATTGATGATTGTTTTGGCGATTTCACCAATCGTACTCCAAACAGTCGGACCGTTCGTTTTGATGTAGTCAATAAACGACTGAAATTCCTTCGTTTTCGTGACGCTGCCGGCCCATTCATTAAACCTCTGAGTCATGTTAACAAGGGATGTCATCATGTCCTGAGACATAGGGGCAAAACCGGTAAACAACTTTGTCAGACCGCCTGATAAGTTCCCAATGATCTGCAACAATTTAGGACCGTTTGTTTTGACATATTCAATAAACGTTTGGAACTTCTCAGATGAACCTAAATTGGCTGACCACTTCACCCATGAAGCTGTGGCCTTTTCTAAGCTGGCTGACATGTCGTTCCCAAGAGGTCCAAAAGCAACAATCAGATTCATAACTGTTCTGAGGACGTTGCCGGCTATTTTCCCAAACGTGACGAAAGCCTGACCAGCATTTTTGTTCATGTAATCTATAAAGCGCCGCATATCGGTGTCTTTAAACGCCGCATTCATGCTTTTTGCTAATGTAACGCCGCCATTTGCCACGCTTTTGAACATAGGTCTTAAACTATTCAGAACGCCCTTAAACGTCGTCAGCGAGCTCGTGAACGTTTTTAAAATTGGTTTCTGCACAGATTGAGCAATGCTCTGCCAATTCGCTTTAAAATCTTCTAAAGTATCAAGTGCCTTCTTCTCTTCTTTTCCGAGAGATTGCTGGATGACCTTGATCTTCTCCATGATTTTCGCGCGTTCCTTGGCGTCAGTGGTTTCATCGAGCTTTTCTTGAAGCTTTTTCAAGTCCTCAGAAGCTTTAAATACACCGCTTAATGAAGAAACCGCCAGCGCCCCGAATGAAGCCGCGCCTGTTCCTGCTACTGCAAAGGCACTTCCTAGCCCCATAACTCCACCAGCTGCCACACCAAGCATCGGGCCCAGTGAGCCTATAGCGCCAGTAATGCTGGCAAGAACCGGAGAAATCGCAGGCAACGCAGATGTAAATGCCCCTGCAAGTGAATGGCCTATTACAGTAGAAACGGAGTTAGTAATTTTAGCCAGACGATTCATAGAGTTTTCAAATCGATCAGTTCGGGCCTCAATAAAGATCCATACTCTGTTAGGTAAGGATCTCGTCTCAGTTTGTGCAGTAGCGACTGCGCGAGTTAAATCCGATGTATTCCCGTTAATGTCGGTTGTAACCCGGTTGGGCAATGATGCAAGTTCTGTTCGCGCCGCCGATACTGCCCGTTGTACGTCGTCAGAGTCTGCGTCTAAATCGACTCGAGTTCTCTGATGCCGATGAATAAAGTTGTCGATCTGCTGCTCTGCTTGCCTGACTCGCGCCTGGAAGCTTGCAATTTCCGCTTCTACTTCAACTGTATGGGTATCAGCCATACGCCGCATCATGTCATTGACTCGGTCCATACTTCTGTTGAACCTCTGCGTCTGAGCTTCTACAACAGCAGTAAGCCGCTCGATCATGCTCTCACCCCTCTTCTTTGGATTGTTTTCCGAAATAAGACCGCACAGCGTCATTTAACATCTGCACGCCTTTGGCTCTCGAACCAAGCTTGTTTACGTCTGATTCACGCCATTTGTTTTCCTCGCTTGTCAGAGAACGCTCAAGCTCTCTACGCGCTTTTCTGGCGTCAAACATCTTTGATTCTTTTGGTCTCTTTTCATTTAGTGCATAGCGATGAAACATAGCATTTCTCGCCAACTTTTCCATCTCGTCAATTTCACGGAGTTTGGCTGCTTTTAGCTTTCGTTTATACTCGTTTGGAGTCCATGACATAATGACATCGTTGTCATAGACACCCATCCAACGAGCTGCATTTTCAATTACTTGGAGATAGTCGATCCCGTCTTCTCTTTGTACGCTTCTTTCATCGTCTCCAGCATGTCCTTGTTCATTTCGTCTTCCTCCAGACGCTTCGCTTCCATTTCCGGAGTCTCGTTCGGGCTGACCTTCTTCGGTTTCGCCAGCTTGCTCATCATCTTCCATTGCTGACGGATCTTTCCTTTGAAAAAACCCGCTGAATCCAGTGTGTTAAAAGCCTCTTTCACCATTTCATCAACGGCGTTTCCAGTTTCATCTTCTTCGATGATCTTGGCAATTGCATCTTCAATCTGTTCAACAGATGGTTTGCCTTTTTTCAAGTGAGCCAGCGCGCAATCCCAAAATGCAGAAAGATAAACAGCATCATCGTTCAGTAAGCTGTTGTAAATCGTTAATGTACCGCCTGATTTGTCACCGTTTTTATCTTCTTTCGCATATTTCTCGTTTGCTGTTCTGTCGAATGCGAAATCACAGCGTGCAGCATAATCTTTTCCGTCAATTGTTAAGTGAGCCATATATAAAACCTCCAAATTTTTGTATTAAAAAGAGCCCTGGCAACAGCCGGGCTCCTATGCTTCTTCTTTATTTGTGCGAATCGTGAATTTCTCTGACCAAGCCGATTCCCCGGCGGCATTTACCGCGGATACATTGAAAATGTATGAATTATCGGGTTTAAGAGTCGGGTTGGAAAGATATGAGTTTGTCGTGACAGTTGCTATCTTTGCATAATATCTGTAAATGTTGTACGAGGTCGCCCCTTTCACCGCGTCCCATTTGAATCCCACTTGATTTGAAGTGACGCTTGTCATGGTTATGTTACGGGGTGTATCAGGGCGCAGTTGCTTGAGTTCTCGTAATAATCTCGGTCATTGGCGATTCCCCAGCATCGTTAACCGCTGAGACATTGACCGTCAGTTGGGTATCTGCCGCAATGCCTGTCAGTGTGTGGGATGTGCCTGTGACAGTAGCATCAAGCTTCTTGTCAGCTCCTCTATACACTTTGTATGACGTTGCCCCATCTACCGCTTCCCACTTCACGGTCACGCTGTCAGTAGTAGCCGTGAACGATAGATTCTGGGGCGCCTTAGGGTGTAGTTGTTGTTTTGCCGTTCTCGCCAAACTGCATGAACTTTTTCGCACCTGCAGAAGATCTGATCTGATCAATTAATTCTTGAGGCAGAGGATCAAGTTCCCCTTTACGAGTCTTACCGAGTACAGGCAAGGTTGTTGAAACCTCAATAAATCCATCTTGTGGAGCGCTTTTCTCTAAACTCTCAATGATTGCATGTCCATATTCTGAATCATGCTTTTCGTTTTTGTTCTTATTCAGGTTTACTTTCCATACCTGAACTGTCTCTTCGTTATCATAAGCGTCTTCAATTGCAGATTGCCCTGGATCATTGGTAGCAGCATAATAAGTCAGCTCAAAGTTCTCTGATTTAGGGCCGTAACCAACGATTCGGCCAGACTTTGTTGATTCATCTTTTGTATCTTGTTCTTTTGTATGACTGCCTTCTGTTTGGAAAGCAATAAATAGGCCTTCATTTGAAGTAGCATTCATCGGTTGAACAAAGTAAACCTCATCAATACCATTCAATAAATCTGACATTTTGTTCATCCTCTCAATTGTTTATTGTGTACCGCATCCTGAGAATGCCGTGCCGGGTGTATCCGTCAATGTCGGTGATCACCTGCATGCCGCGCATCTCAGAACGGCATAAAGAAAAGCCCTCTATTTCTAGGGGCTCTCTGGTTATTGCTTGCAGCATCAAATCAAGGATCTGCATCGCTTGTTTTTTGCCGTTGTAGTCGCTCCAGCAATGGAGAACAACATTGATGATCTCACCTTTAGACGTTTTTGTTTCAAATGGCGAAACATCATCATCGCCTGTTGTCACGTATGGCTTTTTCTGATCTTTCGAGACTGCATCAAGCACACCAGTGACGCGTGCATTCAGCTCTTCATCAGTTGATAGCCTTTGAAATATAGCCATCTGCAACGGCCACATGGCTGACCGCATAATGACAGCCCCTTTCTATCACATTTGACTGGCGAAGTACCGCATACCTTCCTCAATAGACGGATTCCAGAACGGCTGAGCCCGCATTCCTCGTGTCATAACCCATTGGTTAAGCTTGGTGTCATAATAGACCCAAGGAGTTTGCCGGCCGCCCCCGTCCTCCGCATAAATTCCGGTACCGTATTCGACATAAATTGCATAATCCGCACCAACAGAAATAACGGCCGTTAAGCCGCCGTCACGATAATCAATTTCTATTGAATTTTTCAAGTTCCCGCCGTCGATCATGGCAGTTGGAGCATTTAAAACAGCGTTGCTGTAAATCAGCTCGGCTGTGTCAGTTACAATCCGTTTGGCTTCTTCAATCACATTGTTCCTGAACTCTTCAGTGGCTCTGCGCATTTGCCTGACCCATCTGCCGCTAACTCTTGCCATCAGACTCCAGCACCCCCGATACCTGGCATTTCAGATTCAAGACTTCATGCATGCCGCCTTGATCAATTGGCTCTGATTTGAGAATGAGGATCTTGTTTTCGTAAATGATCCTCATTGTCTTCTCAATATCAGTCCGATAAGGGAAATACACGTTGCATTCAACCGGGTTTTGCAGCTGCTGAGCCTGATAATATTCCCGAGAACTGACGCCACTGACTAAAGCTTCAGTTGTGGTGTAATCAACGTAACCTTCTTCATAACCACCGCCTCCGTCCGGCACCTTACCCATCCGCTGAAACCTGATTTCATGGGGAAATTCCTCATAAATCATTTAACTCTCAGCCTTCGATATGGTGTAAGGTGCTTTGTAATATACCGAGGAAATTCTGTATTGTACGAATACGATACATCCCCCATGCTTCTCCCCGAGAGTCCAGAAGGAGTCATGTTATATTCTGTAGCCTTCGCAACAAAAAGCTTCACGCCAGCTGGCAAAGCCTCCGGATCGAAACTGTTATTACAAAAGTCACTCGCATACTCAATCAAATTAGGGACTATTTCAGACAAATATTCGTCATGTCTATCTGTCTTAATCCCTGTCATTCGCTTTACTTGTCCGATGTCCACTGAATCACCTACTCTTCACCTAAGACAATTTTTATCAGTTCGTCTTTAGGCGCTTTTGGATCAAACTCGTATTCATTCTCTTTCAAGAAAGCAATAATCTCATCTTTGTTTACTTTCTGCAGTTGAGCCTCAGTCATATCGAAAAGATCAGCAGCTGGCTTCTTGACCTCTTCCACTCTCTTAAACCCAATATGTGAGTAAACCACCTCAAAAGCCTTTTCAGTGCATTCAATTGTTTTGGAACCGTTAGATGCTTTCATATCACGCGCTTCCTCCTTCCAGTGCTTTCAGACGGTTTTCAATATCAGTGAGTTTTGCTGTTACATCATCACCAAGCTTGGCTAACGTAACAGCTTTTGCAGCGATATTGGCATTTTGCACACTGCTAGTTCCGATGTTTCGACTTTGAACAGAACCATCACCAATATTGATGTTTTTTACCTCTCCGTCACCGATCATCTCAGAAGTAATGCTTTTAGTAGAAGGCGTTGAACCGGGCAAGCCGGTCACTTTTGCGCCTGATTTGATCTCTAATTCGCCGCCGATCACCAATTTGTCGCCGTTATTAGTCTTATAGTTTTTAGATGTGTATCCCATAAGCTTACGCCCCCGTTGCTGGAATAATAGCTGCAAACGCATGATCAGTCAATGTCATGAAACCGACTTGCTGAGTCACACGAAGAGCAACCATGTCACGCTCATACAAGTTGATTGGGTTGCCATCAGCATCAACAATTGTTGTCAACGTTGCATCCTCAGAGATTTTATACTCCATTCCTTGTGGGATACCGTACCGAGTATAATTCCAGTCAGCCGCCAGTAATGCCGCCTTTTCGTAATCCCATGACTTAGAATCAACATAGCCGATCGGAAGGCCAAGCGCCTGTTGCGTTGCGCCGCCTGTTGCATCGTTGAAGATCGGAAGCCCGTTACCATCCTTAGTACCGCGAAGTTTTTGACGGAATCGGCGTGTTGTTGTAAAGCCGTTTACATCCTTATCCGCATCCTCAACTAACGCCATTACTCCATTAAGCTCGTCATATAGGTTGCCAAGTGAGTTTAAAGCAACAGTGTTACCAGATTCCTTGATTTTTTCAAATACAGAAACACCTTGACCAAATGGTGAATCGACACCGAATAACGCAGCCTGATCGAATTTAATCGCAAAGGCTTCAGCGATAGACGAACGCATTTGTGTAAAGAAATCTGTTACAGAATAACGCAAGAATTCTTTAGAAACAGGGATGATGACACCCAATTTCTTTGAAATCATTTTTGCTGTTAACCATTGGGCCTTAGACGTTTGAATTCTATCGCCCTCTCCAACCCAGTATGCTCCTGGCCCAGAAGCCAAGTATGTGAATTCTTTCTCCGGCTTGGTCATTTCTTCATATTTTGCGAGTTTCGTGACAGCAGATTGAGTCATAAACTCTTTTAAAACTAGAGTTCCTTGTTCGGACGGGACCTTCCCGTTTACTGCGTCTTGCATCAATGCATTGTTTGGATTAAATGTTGGCATAAAGATAGCCCTCCTTATTTTCTAATACTTGCTTCAGCTGCAAGCGAGCTAATATCTAAACTTTGATTTGTCGGTTCATTGCTGCCGGACTGAACATCACGGCCATTCTCTTGGAACTTGGATTCAATCGCCTTTTGCAGTGCAGCATTGTATTTCTCTTCGAATGCTCCAAGGTTCTTCATCGTTGATTCTTCATCCTCACCGATAAAAAATTCCACTACATCTGCCGGCAGTTGCTTTTCAGAAGCATAAGAGACAGCTTTGTTTAAAAGCTTTTCACGTTGTGCTGCTGTCTTCTGATCTTCCAGCTCTTTTTCCAGCTTCCTGATACGCTTTTGTTCCTCTGTTTCTTCCGGATAAAGCTCTTTTACTTTTGCATCAACCAGAGCATCGAGGTTGTTCGCCTTCCATGTCTCAAGGCCTTTCGTAAAATGGGAATCCAACCGAGGCTGAATAAGTCGTTTCCCTTCGTCTGTTTCGAGGAACCCTTCCACCTTATCTGCTGATACGGCCGAAAGTTCTCCTACAAATGCTTTTACTTCTTCGTTCTCTTTATTTTCTTCGAGAAATTTTTTCACTTCTTCTAAAGTTGGCATTACAGTTCTTCCTCCTTCGCCCTCTACAGTGCGCGCCTGTTATGAGTGCATGAAAAATAAGCCTTTTAACGTCATGCTCGGGACGGGGATTATTGATTTACTCTTTAACTTCTTTGAAATCAGTATCAAATTCGTGTTTATTCCAATTCTTGATTTTCACGTATTCATTTTGCTTTAGCTCCCACTGCCATATATCTATTTCAGCAGGTGGATACTCTCCATTTGACAACTCATTTGCTTTCTCCATAGCTTTTTCGAACGTAGGGTAAATTCCTATCTGATGAGGATAACAGTCATAATAATCATCACTTGTGTACTCAACTTCAAAGAACGTCACTGTTCACACCTCGTTTATAATTCCTTATATTGACTACTTCAAGCTTTCCACGACTTTTGTGCCGTCCCGATAAAAATATCTATCGGTATCAATATGATAATTGGCAATTTCGGCAAGCTGTTGAAATGGCAAGGCGTGGTGTAATGGGTGGCCTACCTCATCTGTGAATCTATATTTCAATAACTCATCAATTATGGAAAGTAGATCATCCTTTATCTTATTGGCCCTATACTCTTCCTGAAATTTAACGATCTTTTCAGCAACCTTTGTATCAAATGCTTTAGGAGTAAACAGTGATTGCTTCAACTCACTGATAATCTCGTTGTAACTATCAGAGTCATTATATTGAATTGCATTATTCAACATTTCTAGGAGGTATTTAATACGTTCGTTCTCTTTCATGAATTATTTCCCCTTTTCCTCAATGGATTTGTACCACTCTTCATAGGTTTGGTATGGGATAGTCTCGCCAGCACCATTGCCGCGCTTACGGGCCCTTCTTGTATCCGGCAGCACGCCGTTTACTTTGAAAGCAATCGTACAACGGCAGTTGATATCATCCTTGGCATTATTCATGTGCCCCGGAGCCGGTCCGACGCCTTTATATATTGATTTGAATAGCCCATTTCGTTCAACAGTCTTGCCATCGAGCTTCCGGTGACCGGAACGAGTTTTCAGATCAAGAGTTGAATTCCACATCTTTTCGAGTTTGCTCTTTTTAGAAGCCTGCTCAGCGCTTTTCATCCTCGCCGAGACTTGTACCCTATGAGTCTCTGTTCTCGCCACGTCACGAGCCTTTCTGCGGGCAAATTCGGTCGTTTGCTCAATACGTCGGGCGATCTTGGAGTAATCTTCCCCAGCTTGAATACCTTGAGCAATTGAAATCTGTATTTGTCGCACGTAGTCATCCCTGTGGCGCTTATACAAAGCTGAGAGAGTCAGTTCAGCTATCGGATTTAATATGGCCTGCTTGATTACTTCAACAGTAGGAATGCTGAACCCTAAATCAACTGCAGCTTCCATCTCGTACAAATAGGCAGAGCGCATGTAACTCTCAAGGAATTGCTTAGCAGCCAAAGCCTCAACGATTGTGAGGATTGTTTTGAATGCCTTACTGGATTCCTTAGTCATGCGCTCCATTTCTTTTTTAAACCTGTTGTATTTATTCATATCAGCCATGGATAGCTGACCATCTCTGCTGTATTTGGCATAAAGGGCCGCGATTTGTTGATTGATCTCTTTCAGCCGTTGAGCAAAAACGACATCAATCTTTTTCGCATCCTCCGTGATCATGTCATCCAGGTACTTATCAATATCATTCTGGTTCATCTTCATCACCGCCCGTATCCGTAGGGATTTCTCTCAACGGCGGCATACTTTTCCTGTACTCCTCTTCTTCATCTTTCATCTTCTGAAGCTCATACTGAACATCATCGACAAACGACAGGAGAGATAGACGGGTTTCTTCGCTGATGTTTCCTTTAAGCTGCGATGTTGTCTCTGCCTCTTCAAGTACATTGGCTGGCAGGTTGCGTTTAAATCCGAACCAGACTTTCAAATAGTCTTCTGCTTTGGCTTTATTTTTCGTTGCCCAAGCTGAAAAGATCAACTTGTACTGATAACGGAGGGCAGCAGTCATTTTCCGTTCCATCGTGATACATTTATTCTCAAGCGCCATCAATTTAAATTTCATTGCAACGCCAGTGACATTGCCGCCAAATGATTCATCAGAGAAATTGACCGACTTTGCAAAACGGAGAATGTTTTCTTCCAGACGGTTCAAGTGATTTTCAATAATCGCGTCGTTTATATCCTTTGTCAGATAGCTCACATCGTCTTTTTCATCGTAAAGTTCAAGAATCCCAGTCTTTTTAAGCTGTTGGAGTGTATCCTCATCGGCTCCCAGTCCCTTTAGGATCAAGTACGCCAGTCTGTACTGTTCAATTTCGTTTGAGGCGTCTGACAGTGTCCGATCATAGGCATCAATAAGAGACAATACCTTCTCGGCATCGCCTTTGAGCTCTTTATTGTTTGCCAACCCAAATAAAGGGCAACCATCGAACATATGGGGCTGTTTGTGGTCCAGGGTAAAAGCTGAACTATCCTTTGTACTGAAATAATAAATCGTTTTGCTATCGTAAAATTCCGCTTTTTGCTGCCCGTTATATGTCTCGTAATAACGCAAAGCATATTCTGGTTCATGAATATTCCCATCGCTGAGGAAAACCGCTTCCCATGGTTCAATGTTTTTGACTCTTTCATTACCATTCCGGTCGATATATGCAAGCCGCGCTCCATAGCCGCAAATTGTCGCCATCTTTCCCCATTCGCTATCCTCGTCAGCAATATTATTCAGAGTGTTGAAGTCATCAATCATCTGCTTTCCGGAAGAAGTAGTGCCAGTCTCTCGCTTATCGTCAAACTCATAAGTGATCGGATGCCCGAAGAGATAGCCCACTTTTGTATCAACTATGTCTGAATCATATGAGTTATTGAGTTTGTTATTGACCTTATGATCAATCCGCTTAACATGGCCTGTCTCAAAATCCTCGTATTCAATGGCTTCTCTGGTTAAGATCGGCACGCCCTGAACTTCAGCCTGGTAACGATCATATAGTTTTTTCATTCTGTCATGATCGTTTTTATGTGCTTCGATGATTTCTGCAATCAATTCAGGTGTAATGCCTGAAGCTCTGATCTGTTCTAAGAACTTTATCAACCTCTAAACCTCCTTGTTACCCCATGCCCTTTAAGGCTAGATACCTCATAATCATCTAAGCCGTACCAAATGGCTGAGAATGTATGCGGATCAATGTTGAATTCGTCTTCGATTATGTTTCCGTCTTTGTCCACTTTGAACGTGAGGTCCTTCAGTTCCCTAACGACATCAGGACATTGATCGGAGCAGATAATTTTTTTGAATCGTTTCACTTTCTTGGTGTATTGTAGGCGTGAGCCCTGAAACTTCTTTGCAGGTTTCATGAGGAAGCCCTGCTGCCTAAAGAATCGAATTGTTTTAGGCTCGGCACTGTCGGCCTTGATCAAAACACGCTTAAGTTCTTTTAAATCCTCAGCTGTTTTGTCATCGGTCGTATCGTTTTTGTAATACTGCCAGTAGATGTACAGGATCTTTTCCTTATGATCGATAGCCATACGAACCAGCGCGTTATATGAATCAACAAAACCGAAGTCCATACCATTCTTCAGAACCGGCCTGTCAATTGCTCTTATCGCATTCATAACTTCTTCATGCGGACGCTCTTCAAACTGCGGCAGAACAAGTTTTCCGTTAACGCCAAAACGACCTTTCCGGGCAATGCGGTAAAGGTCTGGGTCATGTGTTTTTAAGTCTTCTAGCTGCTCAATATAGCTTTCAGGCAAAAATAAATTATCATCAGCAGTCGAGTGATGATAATAGGTTTTGTTTCTTATGATCGTTTTCTCTTTGTAAAGTTCTTCGTCATCCAAGACAAAAAACTGATTCGTGTCATCTTTAAAAAAGTGTTTATACGACCAATTCCCTTTGCTGACAGGGTTTGTAGATAGAATCATATGGAGTTGCAAAGTTGGGTGCCGCAAACGCCCTAACAGCTCTTTAAAACCGTCGTATTTTACTTCTGAACACTCTTCAATCCATACAATTGATATGTTGTTGATTGATTTCAGCTTCGCCGGCTTATCCATCCCTTTAAAGATGATCTTACTGCCGTTTGGGAACCGTATCTGCATCGGTGAGGTAATGCATCGGATTTTATGATCCAATCCTATGTCGGTAATGATCTCTTCGAGTAGGGAAAAAGTTGAATCTCTGTGGGTGTCGTAAACCTCCCGGACCACCAAGGCTGTTCGCTTTTCTTTGAGCAATTTCAGAACAATCTTCAAAGCAACATGATAGCTTTTCGATGATCCATAACCACCAACAAGGAAATAAAACTTTTGTGACCAATCAAAAAGAAAGTTTCTAAAACGGGGATTCACCTCTTTTTCCATCAGCGTCCCCCCTTATCCTTGATGATAATTTCGAATGAGGAATCATCATCTTTATTTGTTAGGCGTTCTACTTCTGCCTTTGTCTTGTCGATATTCAAGCGCATTTGCTCCAATTTAAGGCGCCGCTCGTCTGCTTCGTGAGCCAGCTGGTCAAACTGCTTTATCAAGCTCCTGAGTTCCCCCATTGCCCGAGATTGAGCATTTAGGAAGGTTGCATGACGATCCCATGCGAATTGGAACTCCCATTCTTTCTCATCACCAAACATACCTGGCTTCTCTTTTTTCAAAACCTTAGTCATATCGTCTTGATCCTGCACGTGCATAATGCGCTGCGCCCGGATAATAGCTGCATACTGAATCTGTATTTGATCCCATATCATATCAGCTGGCGAACGCTCCTGAATCTCTTCCATGATTTCAAGCGTCTCTTCTGGCAAGAATTTAGAGAAAAAGCCGTGAGTCACAGCGTTTTGATTCTTCTGTGGTGCGCCGCCGTTGTTCCCTAATGCATTTTTATTGCCCGGTTGCCCGCCTTTTTTTGTGTGCACACTTTTTTCAATGGGTGCACCCTTTTTCCTTTCCCAACCATGCCGTTGCTTCCACGATTTAATGGTGTTCACTGACACCCCGTATTTCTCGGCAAGGTCCTTGTATTTCATGCCTTTGACGTAATCCTTATACGCCTGAATGTGCTTTTCGGCCATCTACATTCACCGCCGCCCCCTTCTGATTCGTGTTGTTTTGGAAAAGATATTCCCTCTAAACCACCACCGTGCTCAAGCCGTTAACCGCCAATTGTCTATCCTGAGACTTACCGGAAGCAGTTTACAGAGAATATAAAAAAGCACCCCGAAGGATGCTTTAGTTTTTGCTTATCAAATCTTCAATAACATTTGGATCGTTGGTTTCAGAAAATACAACAGACTCCACATGTCTCATGGTAATAATAAAGTGTTGATTATCCACGGTATAAGCGAAATCCTCAACAGCGTAAATTTTTTGTATCAATTCTTCTCTACTTTCGGCTAACAAAGTAACATTCAAGTCTTTTCCTGAAACAAAATTGAATCTTATTCTAAAGGCCCTCATCTAGTATCACCTCCCACATTACTATCGGATAAGGAGTGTGACAAAGAAATATTTTGCGAAATTTGTCGAACGAAACTGTTGAATAAAACCATATATTGTCGGGGATATTAACATGTAGCAATACTGCTGCTGTTTTATCACCGATTCACTATGTAAGACCTCCCAGTTGAGTTGATCCTCGCTTATCGTTGGGAGGTTTTACTCATTGTATGAAATTGGTGGTGACGCAGGAATAATCCGCCGCGCCGATCCTGCCTCCCATTTTACACCGCCGATTTTATCTGTTTCAACAATTGCAAAAGCTGACACGTTTGGCACACTTCGCACAAATGGCACACGATCTTTTCTTTGATCCTTCTGACCGTTTCCCGGGAGACGCCAAGGTGTAAAGCTATTTCACGATATTTCATGCCATCAAGCATACAATCTAAAACAATTCGGTGCTTTTCATCAGTCAATTCCTCAATTGCTCTATCAAGGAAATCAACGATAGCTTCGAACTTGTAAAGTCGCTTTTCTCTCCTGTCCAACTGTCTTAATTCAGCCTGGCTGATGCCCTTACTCCCTTTTGGCAGTGTCGCCTCAATCCCATACTGAGATACTCCGTTTGTTCCCGTAACACTGGATATTACTGCTGTATCCAGAATGCGTGTTAGTCGTGAAATCTCCCGCAGCATGAATTTATAATCACGAATCCATTCTTCAATCTCCCATGCAATCATTTGATCTGTCATAGTGCTTTCCCTCCTGATAGTTAAATAGAGTAAGTGTCATTTCAGTTGTTTGCTTTTTGCTCTGCGACATATTGAAGCCTCGATACCTCTTTCACGCTGATACTGAAGGTTTTGACTAAGAAGGCTTTCAACTCGTTATAGAGCTCTTCTTTTCCGCAAAAGATATTTACAAGCTTTCCGTTTTTATAAGCGAATCCATATTTCATCCTGAAACTCCCCTTTTACTTTCTGCGTTTATAAGCGCCGCCTTTGCCGCGTCTGAGTGTTTGCATGTTTGTGTTCATCATTGATTGCCAGAAACGATCTGAGCGCTCCTGTTGCTTCTGTGATGGCTTCTTTTTGGACTGTTTCATGTATCATCACTCCTTTCACCGTTAGTAATCGCGATAGACATCCAGATAGTTGCGAAATAAAAAACGGACACCAAACAAACAGCGCTAATGCTGTAAGTTCAGTGTCCGCAGGCTTTCCGTCTTGGACTTATTCAGTTAAAGCAGCACATATGTAACAATGTTGCCGATAATTGCCGCGATACATATTGCAGTTAAGTGGCTTCTCAGCTGTAAATCTTTTTCCTCTCCTACAACACCAACAAGAGAGATTATCATAATCAGCAAGAGAGCAATTTTAAAGGCTATTAGCATCTTTCTCCTCCTAATTAAGACCCATTTGATTTATTCCGGATTTAACAGCTAGAGACACCACGTCCGCCGGCTCCACATAAGGATTCTTCTTGTATTCCTTATAGTAAGCCACAATCAGCTTTGACGTATGGCTAACAAGCTGCAATTGCAGAGGCATACCCTTTTTTAATTCATCAACAATCATTTGCAGTTCAATCTCTGAAAATCCGTTCATTTGTCTTCCCTCTTCTCTATATACTTATCAATATCTTTAAAGTAAGCCGCAGCCGTGAATGAAATGATTGCCCCGATCAAAGCAAGGTTCGCTTTCATGTCCGGCCGGTAATCGTGTTGGAAATAAATCCAGAATCCGCATCCCATCAGCAGAAACAGTGTCCTCAGAACCATTTGCTATTCCTCATAATTCTGCTTCACTCTCATATTTAGCTTTTAACCGGGCTAGCTCCGCCCGTTCTTTCTTCTCCAATTCTGCCGCTTCTTCGCGGGCATCGGAACCATCGTCATAATTGGCGAAGCTCGCAAGGCATTTTGAACATTTATGGACGTCCCAAACAGTTGACGTGATAAGTTGTACAACAGACTCTCCCCCACAACGAGGACAAAAATTAAGTGTGCTCATCACTTATCCTCCTCTTTAAAAGTATTTTATAGCACTAACAATTCCATAAACGATCCAGGATGAAGCGAAAAACAACAGTCTCCAATTTTGAGAGATTATCTGTTTGTTCTGACGTTCGACCGTCTGCCCTAATTCCTCATTCCTGCGGCGTAATTCCTTATTTTCTCTTTCGATAACGTCGATCTGTGCTTGTAATCGCATTTCACTTATCACTCCGCGCCCTCCCAATTTTTAAAATCGTAATTATCCGGACGTAGTAGGTAGCACATACCGTCCCTGTCAGGTTCATAAACTTCTCTAACTATATGAGTTTCGGGGATGACAGTTATTTCTGTGTCACCTTTACTTGGTTTGCTCCACGCATAAAATGTCCGCTTCTTAAAATTCAAATATTCTCCTGGTTTATCAGTGTAAAGTTTCACTCCGCGCCCTCCTTCACAGGCATAAACAGATCAACCATAAACAAGTTAGGGGTATAGGGGCCGCCTGATTCCGCAAATTGATAAACCTCTATCATAAATCCCAGATTATATGCCTCTTGTATCCTTTCACACACTTCTTTTACACTTGCGGCTCTGACTGATTTCACGGGTTTCTTATTCATTCTCCGCGCCCTCCTTCTCTTCCAGCGGCCACCATCCACGAACCAAGTACCCACTGATCGCCGCGGTAACTGACACACAATTTAATCTCAAACTCTGATTGTCGAAATAATACGCCAGAATTATTCCTATGGAATCGGCAACGCCCGACATTATGAGAAGCATCAATACTCTAAATGCAAATTTCACTCCACACCCTCCAATAACACACGATGTTCATAAACGTTGCCACCGATCTCACATTCATCCCAATCAATACAATCATCAAAATAATTGTGATTATCGGGGAATTTAAGCCCGTAGCGACCATCTTTGTAAAAAACAATCATCGGATGATCGTTGTCCATCATGTCGATATCTTTATCATAAATATCTTTGCCGTTCTTATCTTTCAACCCTGTTCCCCACATGAGAACAGATTTACCGTCATTACTAGAAGCAACACACCTATCTCCATATCCCTGCCATAAAGACCATCTACCGTTATCCTGAAAAACGAGATTCACCCCTTTATCATTCCAATAATGCATCTGCTTGCCGTCCCAAACTCTGTATGCTGTGTTCATCAATACCCCTCCTGCTGCCGCTGATGATTGACGGCGTTTTTCTCCATGTAAGCAGCTTCGATCTGTTCCCATTTAAAGCCGAGCTTGTTGCCTAATTCAAAGAACGTTGTAAACAAGCTGATATATGTCCGCTTTTCCACATTGCTAAAATGGAATCCATAAGAAATGGATAACAAACAGGAGAATGTTTTTGCTGTATCAAACCCTTTGTCAGATATTAAATGCTGTACAACTACATCATCTATGGTGCCAGTGTCATTCCAGCCAAGCCGGTTTCCGATGCTCAAAATAAAATGCAGGCAGTCCACGTATTCCTCAAGTAGTGGGTTTTTATAATATTCTTTTGCAGTCTGTCCCTTTTTATCTATTACACAAGTTCTAGGCTCCCGGTCATTGCTCCAATGCTTAAAGCCGCGCCATTCATTCGCACACTCGGCCAGCTCCACCTGTAAAGCAAGAATGAGGTTTGGCAGCAAGTCCTGACCTTCCAGCCCCTTCTCTTTGATGATCCGTTCATCAAGCACCTTTTGCATTTCGAACATTTTTTGTAGATTCACGCTATTTCCTCCTCAACGCCCATGCTGCAGCCGCATTTCGGGCAGCGTGCATCTGGGCGGATTTTTATATCTAATTCGTTGTGACCACATTCGGGGCAGCTGTATTCGATCATGCTGTCGTCCCCCTATTCCCAGCCGACTGCGATTGCAAAGAATAAAACCGCAACCATCGCCACAATGAGCCAGCCATTTGTTTTGTCCCTTTTTGCAATAATTGCGTCATTGCCAACCATTCTTAGATCATCAGCTTGAGCAACGATCATAGGCACTTCCTCGACATTAACCTTTAAATGTTCCGCCGCCTCATAAATGGTCATCGCTTCGTCTTGCGTGGCTTTGACTGCCCGCTGAAGCTCAACTTGTAAAGGGATCATTCTGCTTCCCCCTCGCAAAAGCATTCGCTTTCTTCATGTCCGCACTCTTCGCAGATTCTTTCAACTTGCCACCCCTCAAAATGATAGTGAGGCAATGAAAAATATTCCTTATGGCAACTCGTGCATGTTACAATTCCGTCACTGTCTGAATCCCAATTAGAGTATGAATCTTCTTCTGTGTAATCGCAGTACGGGCAAGTTTGTTTATCTGATAACTCATTCATTTCGCATCACCCTCCAATTCATTTTGAGCAACTTGTATCGCAAAAGTGAGATTGGTAATGATCTTCTCTAATGCCTGTTTGTATCGGCTACTTTCCCCGCTTAGTTGCTGAATGTCCTTTTGAGCCTGTCGGAACTGATGAACCGTTATTTCCTGCTGGCGCTTGTTTTCCTCGATGATTTCCTGCTGTTTAACAGACAGTTCAGCTTGCTCAATAAGCCAAGCACTTTCCTTCTGAGGAATGTATGTCAGTTTTTTCAAACGTTCAATTCTCTCTTTCATGTCCGTTCCTCCCCCGCAGGGGAAAGCCCCTGCTATTTGATTTTGAAACCTATTTCGTGATCGACTCGAGCAAAGCTGCCCTTTGCCGTTTGAATGATTGTTTTGCCATGCTCCGGGGCTTCCAAGACATGTGCGGTGCCCTGGCTCCCGTCTAAAACGATAATCTGTATTTTGTCTGGCTCCATTGCCTGTTCGATTGTTGTATCTTTGCTTAAATTAATTTCTCTTGGGTTGTACATTCTTAGCGCCCCCTGTGCTATGATAGAAGTACCAGTTCATATCAGAGCATCGGGGCTAACGCTTCGGTGCTTTTTTGTGTTTAATAGTGATCCGGTTTCCATCCGGCCATCGTGAATGCTGGCGACGGTTTCAGATCCTCCCGGTAAACGATCGGATATTTTTTCACGTATTCGGCCAGCTGTTCCGGCGTCATCTTCCATTCTTCAACCGGTCCTGGCTTGTAAGGATTGATGCTTTGCTGTTCCATGGTATCTGCCTCCTCCATTGATTTTGGGTATCTCTGTGCCACCGAGCTTCTTGCAATCAGAACCCATTCGGCTGGCGCATGCCTTAAACTGAGAGCAACGTGTCATACAGGCCATGAGCTTATCTTCTTCCTGCACCCACAACGGCCGATCGTCTGCGATTACCACGTTTAACAGTGGACTTTCCCGCCTTTCTTTTGAGTTTTTTCAGCTCGTCCAACTCGATGAAGCCAAGTGACTTATCCAGAGCCAGCACCTTGAGTGGCGTATCGTAAAGCCGCTCATACAACTTGCGCTTGATGGCAAATTCCTTTGTTTCCACGCCCTTGATATCAATGATCTCGATGCTGCCGTCAAGGTTATGAACCTCAAAGTCTGCAATATATTCAATCTTCCGAAAAGTTTTGCCGTTCTTTTTGAATGCCTCTTGCAACAGGAACCGTGGTTGCAGCTTAAAATCTTTTATCTGCTTGCTCACCTTGAGCCATTTCAGTTGCTCATAGTATTTGCCTTCGGCCCGGCTATCGAACGTTATGCCGTCTACCTGTGTTTTTCTGGCGCCGTACTTATTTGCTGGCATGTGATGCCTCCCCTATTCTGATTAGTAGTGTAAGAGGAAGGAATGAGCATTTTATAAACCGCATCCCGCCAACTGAAAGGATTTCAAAACCGATATTCCAATTTAGCAATGCCAATCCCCAGAAGAATCTTGGCATCATTCTGCCGCCTCCAAAAGCTCAGGATTTTCGTATATGTTGCCGATGACTTCCACATAACCGTTAAAAAGCAAATCGCCCAGACCATTTTCTATTTTTGAAACGTTCCAAAATCCCCATTTAGTAAACCATTCAACTTTCCCTATACCGGTATCAACTCCGCCTAACTCTTCCGCGCCGTTAGTGACTTTCACAATGTCCCCTTCATAAATCTCCCGGCCGTTCTTGTCCTTCATTCCGGTATATTGCATTAAAGGTGATACATTTGAAAACTCGTTTCTGAAATAACAAGCTAACTCCTCTTCGTCATTATTGAGAATTTCATCCCAGTCCATCATTCGCGGAAATTCTTGACCGTCTCTTTTCTCTGTATGATAAGCACGAAACTTGATTTCCCTCATTCTCCTTACCTCCCGTCATTTTCTTCCCATTGCTGAATCTGCTTTTCTTTTGCTGGCGCCGTCAGTATGATGGCCGGCAGCAGGATCACCGCTTTAAGCACTGCGAATCAGCTCCATTTGTCTGATCTTTTCCTCAAGCACCCGGATAGCCGGTGTGAGGTCCTTGCCGCCCTTTTGTTCAGCAGGCCCGAACAAATACATTCCTTTGGATCCATTAACATTCGTTTTTTCATCCATTCCGCAACCCTGCCAATCTATGATTTAATTGCATTCTGTCGCCCTTGATGATCACACAATAGTCCGCGCACATTTCGTAAATCCGGGTGCCGAGGGCTTCGTCTATATCCACCAGCTCTTCGATGTCTAATTCACTTGAGATAAGAACCGGTTTATGGTTCAGATACCGATAATTGATGACGGAGTATGTCTGCTCCACTTGCCAATCGGTTGCCCGTGGTTTCTTAATCCGTCCTTCTTTGGTGTTTGTGTAAACAGGCTTGAACAGATCATCTATGAACAGCACTTCAACCTCTTTCATGCGATTGAGTTTCTCTTCCAGCTTGTCGAAATCATCTTTCAGATCGTTGAACCCTTCCACGTAAGGAAAATACTGAACCGCGACATTTTTTGATTTGATCAGCTTGTTTGAAATAGCTGTTAACAGGTGCGTTTTCCCTGAGCCTGGCTGCCCCAGTAAAGCAATGCTGTTGCTCCGGGTGCCCCGGATGCTGTCAAAGTCTTTGTAGTATTCCACCGCAGTATCGTAAGTGTCTTTCACGACAGCTGGCTTTCCCTCAGTTATAAAATTCTTGAACTTCAACTTCTCAAATTCAGCAGTTATGTCACTAGAGTTCATCAGTTTCCGGGTGCGCCGGCGTTCTATGCATTTGCACCGGACCCAAACCTCATATCCGTCCTTGTTCTCGATGTAGCCAAGTTGATCTTTGCATTTCGGACATTCATATTCAGCCTTTTCTTCTGACCCGGCCGACCCCGCCGAAAATTGGGCTGACCTTTCCTGAAGCTTTTTCAGTATTGCTGCCATTGCCGCGTCCGTACTTTGCGTTTTGTGTGTTTCCATGTTGCCACTCCTTACTTTTGTTCTTGTTTGACTGGAGAATGCGCTGTACATAGGCCAGATTGCGAGCGTTCCGCGTTACTGCCTCTTTCATTGCCTCCAGCACCTTATCTTCTCCATAATCGTCTATCAAGCTATTAAGCTTCTCAGCCATGAACGATGATAGAAGGCCAAATCCCTCATCCTCGAAAAATGCAAATACGTTACTCTTCATTTTCTTCTCATCCTCCTGCTGCTCTTCGTGTGCTGATGTTTCTTCCTGTACCGTCTCCGATTTCTTCCCATAATTCTTGGTGTTTTGAAGCTTTACATAATCAACAATGGTGACAATGATCCCTTTGTTCTGCTTCAAGCGCCTCGTTTTGATAAAGCCTGATTCTTCTAACTTGCTGAGCGAATAACGCACCTTCTTTACGTCAATGGAAGCTTCTCTCGCCAATTCAGCAACGTTGATCATCGCTTCTCCAATCTTTAGAGATCCAAATGGTGCGAAAGCAGCCTCTTCGAGTAAGCACATATAAATCATCTTTTCGCGCCTGTTTGTAAATTGGCGAGAAGGGACAATAACGTAACCCCAACCTTCCATATCCATGCCGTTCACCTACTTCCTTTCACACAGTGCTGTCATTCCGCTGATGCGGACTAAACGCAAACCAGGTTCATTTGTTCTGAGATAGCCTTCAACATAAGCACGGAACAGCTGCGCACGATTGGGTGCCCCTTCCGCCAGCCACTTATAACAGAAGGGGATACTAACCTTAATCAAACGGGAGGTCATCGTCACTGATGTCTACAGGCTTGCCATCAAAAGGATCAGCATCCTGCGCACTTGGTTTTTCCTCTGATACTTCTGCGTCAATGAATTCTGGCTCAGACATTTCGTCAGTGATGTCAATGCGTTCTCGTGCCTCATCATCCTCAATGACAGCCTTCTGCATTTCCACTGACAAGATGCCCCATTTGCTCAGAATCGCTTTCAAAACAGTTTTTAATGCCATTGCATCCCAATCGTTTTTCCAGCCGAAGTCCGACTTACTAAACTTCTTTTTATGCTTTTCAACTTGCGCCTTTGTCCAATACACTGTTTTCCGGAAACCGTTTAAAAGCTCAAAGTAAGCAGCGTAACCAATAACCGCATCTGATTCCCGTTTTTCAAAATCAATTTCTATTTCCTCAGTTAATGGGTTCCACTTTTGCAATTCTCCTTCATGAACCGGTATGCAATTGATGAATTTATACTGACCTGTACGTAAAGCCAACTGAATGTACCCTTTGTAACCAAGCTGAAATTGAGCACGGCCGCCATACGGAACTATCCAGGCATAACCCAAGTTTTTATCAACTGGCAGATCAAGCGTAGCAGCCACCATAGCCGATGAAATTACGCTCATAGGCTCTGCCTTTTGGAGCATTTTTTCACCGTTGTAAAGGCTCAGAATTGATGCTGTGAATTGGGAAGCCCTTTTCCCTAGAACTTCTTCGAAACGATTCATGACTGCCGGAGAAGAAAGCAGACCTTTCATTGTTGTTCCTTGCTGTTGTGCTGGAGCACTGTTTTGTTTCTTCTGGATATTGCTTTTTAGCGATTGATTTGTAGCCATATTCAGCTAACCTCCTTGATTCCAAAGCGTCTAAATTGGACTTCTTTAGTGACTTTCTCGTATACGTCCGGAAACTGCTCTTTGAGTTTCTTAGAGTCGATCCGGTTAGTTGAAACTGACTTCCAACTAGTTTGATAGTTTCCGATGAAGCCGTATTCTGCTTCCTTCATTTCGTGCTTAATCTGGTTTTCTAATTCCTTCGCTTGCAATTGAAGTTCGTTGATCTGATCTTTAAGCTGCAAATATTGCTGAATCCGTGTTTTATTCGCTGAAGTGAGATCAACGACTTTACCGCCCTCTGCCTCGGCATAGCGTTGCTTGAGATATTCTTCTGCTGCACTCGAACCATCAAGCACAGGGGCCTGTCCGCCCAATACATTTTCATTCCAAAATTCAATCTCAGCTTGAAAGATCATCGCAATGAGCTCATCATCACGCTCAATCTCTTTCCAAATGAATTTATTGCCGCCGATTAGGACAGCGAAGTACGCTTTTTTATATTCAGGCCCCAGCACTCCTAGATAGTGTTGAACCTGCACAATATAGCTGTCGGGAATCTCGTCATCTTCCCACTCTTTCAGGTTGTATGCCGACGTGGTTTTGCACTCCAAAATGGCTTTTTCACCAACAATCATTCGGTCAACATTCGCCAGTATAAAATCGTGCTTGGGATGCCTGAGCATCGCTTTTCTCCGTCTAACTTTTTTGCCGCTGCGAATCTCGAACTCTTTTGCAACAACGTCTTCAAGAAGTGAGCCAAAGTATGCAGCTTCACTGCCTGATTCACTTACAGGTACCTGACCTGTTTTGTCTAACCACAATTCAAACGGTGTTTGCCATTTGTTTATGCCTAAAATAATGGAAGCATCAGAACCGCCTATGCCCTTCCGTCGCTCAAGAAGCCATTCGTCCCGACTCATGTCCGCTGTCGAAGCGAAAACCTCTGCTTGCATCAGATCAGCCCCACCTTTCTTTTGTACGCTTCTGCACCAAGCCGCTGCCATTCCCGGTAGTGATCCATAGAAGGGAAACTAAACTGCGCTTTCTCGTTTTTCGCGAATACAATTGAACCGCCAACCTGTCTCAAACGTTGCTGATCTTCCTCACGTTCGCTGAATGCCACTTTTACTGCTTTAGGCATCGACAGAACCCCCTTTGATTTCACGGATCTCAAAATTGACCACCTCTGATGATCTAAACCACCAAATACCGCCCTTGTGACCTAAAAATGTACTATTTGATAAATCAGTTTGAACTAATGTTGCAACCTCTTCAGTTGAAGATCCTTTATATTCCCTTTGATAAGCATCAGCTTCTTCTCCTAATACAACTGATGTATAAAATGTCACCAAGTATTTTTTATCCACGTCTAATACCTCCATTGATTTTTATGAGGCGTTTTGGTATAATTAAGTAAATATTCAAGTCAAAACGCCTTACTGAGTCCACTTGCCAGAGTGGGCTTTTTTATTGCTCATTTTTAAATTTGAAACCAAGCTGCTCCCTGAGATAACGATCAAGGTTCTCTCTCAAGATCATCGCGCCGCAATCAATTACATAATCATCGACTGGGGTAACTTCATCCCCGAAAAAATCCTTTTGTGTTTCTGGCTCAGTCAACTTGTCGTGCCAGTTGTTTAGAATCATTGGATTCTCGACTTCCATTTTCCTCAGCTCCTTCTTTTGCTTTAGCAAGTTCAGCAAGACTGTCGATTGCATTTTCTAAAGAGTAAAATTCCTTATGCAGAATGCTCACAGCTCCTTTGATATCTTCCTCTGAATATGCCGCCTTTTGGGCATGTCGCAAGAAGCTTGCCGCGAGCTCGAATTTTCTGAGATTCATCCCAAACACCTACTTATCACTGCCAAATTGATGCCCCGCTGTTGCATTTTCATAGCTGTTTCATACAACCGCCCTTTATTCGCCAGCCGGCTGATATCCTCTGTAAGAACTTTGATACTTCCGGCGAGACTGATTGCCTCTTCATAATCACCATCACGCAATGCCTCTGAAAGCATGATAGAAAGCTCTTCCGCTGATTCAATTTTTCTTTTTGCAGCATTTACATCTGACTTCAAAAACTGATTAGTTTTCATACTAAAACCGCCTTCCTTTCTTCTTGTTTTGCCATAGCAACCCGATCCATTAATGCTTTGCGAGTCCACCTGTCAGCCAGGTCTTGCATATTCAATCCATGACTCCGCACTAACGAATAAATCAGTGTTTTATTTGCTGGGATCAGATCAAATATCTGTTTAATATCCCCCATCGGTAAATCATCTGACCTCCCGGGCCGATCATTTGCCAGCCAGCGCGCCAAATGCTTTGTAGCTTGTAATGCCTCTTCGAGCTGATGGATCATATTGATAACTGCGCTACTTGCGCTCTCATTTAACGCTGGATCAATAGGTGCCGCTGCTGTTGGATGAAGCTTAAACAAGAAATGAACGAGATCGATATGTTCATAAGCCCCACAAGCCTCAAACCACTTGATACACAATTCAGGCGTTAAAGGAAAAATACCGTTTTCGACATTCGAGACATATGACTGATCTCTTTTCCCGATAACCTTGCCAATTTGGTATTGCGACAATTTCGCCCTTTTGCGTTCCCGCCTTAGAATGCTGGGTAAATTGTCCATATTGTATGGATTGTTCGACATAAGTTCGCCCCCTGATATATTTAGTTTTAGATGGTAAAATTTAAGTAATGAAGGAACTAGCTCGCTTGCTGTTTCAGCTTATTGATGATGAAGGCTTGTCCCTTCGGAGTGATGCGCATTGTCAGCCAAGACTTTGGCGTGCCGTTTACATCTCGCACCCCCTGTGCGATTTCAAAGTAACCACGCTCGATATATTCCTGGTATGGCTCATTCTTGTTGGCCATGATCATCTTCCATTCGCGTAGCTTCTGAAAGAGCCGTTTCTCACCGATAACAATGCCGTTTTTACAAGCAAGTTTTGCAAGTTCACGAACAAGCATTGATCTTTCTGATGCCATACAACTCTGTGCAAAGTTGACTAATGGTTCTTGAATCTTCAATGTTTGTTCAAGTTGCTGCCGTTCTTCCTGCTCGCTGATCCATCGCTTTGCCCGGCTGACTGGATCTTCGATCATGTAGGACGGTTCATTTAATTGTTGAATGTAATTTTTCATTTTCTTGAACTCATTGATAAATCTTATTTTCATTTTCATAGCTTCAGGCGATACATACGCCATTACAACTAATGTGAAAGCATCTTCCGTCAAATTGTATTTGCGATATTTTCGTTTACGCTCATTCTCATAAGTTGACTCCGCAAAGTTGTGGAGTGAAAAATCTTTTTCGCCTGCTTGTTCTATTTTTTCAATTTGAACTTCGATGTCTCGTAGAACTACGTCGTGTCGTTTTCCGAAGACTTCTGCGACAGTAAGGCTATCTGTTACAACTTGGTTGCCTTCAATAAAAACGAGTTGATTCACTCTATAGAGCCTCCTTCATATTTGCTTGTTCCTGCGCTTCGATCCACGCATCTATGTTGTGCTTAGTGAAGAAAATGCGTGTTCGTACTCGGAAGTGAGGAATCTCTTTTTCACGAACCATTGTGTAAATCGTGTCGTGGTGAACACCGAGGTAATCAGCAGCTTCCTGCACGGTCATTGTGTTGCGAGTCATTTCATAACCTCCTATGCTGTGTTTGTAGTTTGAGATTCTTGGACTTTTAAATTTAAAAAAAGATCGTTTATATCCTGTCCAAGTTTTTCAGATAGCTTAAACGCAATAGGCAATGTAGGATTTGATACCCCGTTCTCCCAGTTGCTTATTGTTGTCTTTTTGCAATTTAAAATTAAAGCTAATTCATCCTGGGTATAGCCCTTTGCTTTTCTAGCTAAAATCAAATTTTGGTTTTTCATTATTTCACCACCAGAAATCCAAGTTTGTTGAACTGTTAAGCTTAGTATAAATCCAACTTTCTTGGATGTCAACCTAAAAGTTTGATTTTTTTGGACTTATATTTATTTTACATTATATTGATGTACAATATATTTGAACTTATGTGATAGGTTGTGGTAGATAATGCTTCCTAAAAGATTAAAACAACGGAGAAAAGATTTGGGTTTAACCCAAACTCAACTTGCAGAAAAAGTTAACACGAAGAAAACTACAATCTCGAACTATGAGACTGGATACAGCACTCCTTCTAATGAAATGCTTAGCGATTTAGCAGACGCTTTACAAACTACAGCAGATTATTTACTTGGAAGAACGGATAATGATTCAATGACCGTTAAAACTCCCGATGCTCCAGACCTCATTAATGACCCGGATCTGCAAATAGCTTTTAAAGAAGCCGCGGACTTTTCTGAGGAAGCTCGTAGACAAACTATTGATTTTATCAACTATCTTAAAGAGAAAGAAAAAGCAAAAGGTCGTAAATCTCCGACTACGGAGAGCGATTGATATTGATTCAAACAAAAGTATTGCAATGATTAATCTATATTGATTTAGTTATTCTTTAGTTATTTAGTTATTAATAGAAGTTTCCCAAAAAAGTCTAATGGTAACTAATGTAATCCCATTCGTGTACCAATGTAAATAATTACAAGCATTCAATCCCTTATGTAGCAAGGGTTTGAAGAAATGCCCGTCTCCCAATGGTGTACCACTGGTTTCCCAATCGTATCCCATTGGTGTACCAAAAAACGGGTATCTTCTTTTAATTTTTTGATGACATTTTTTTATAAAAAGGGGAAATTACAGTTGGCATTTTTATTTGAAAATGGTGAGGTCTATAATTGTCAGTTTAAAAAAACGATGAAACCCTCTAAAAATTTTGTGAAAACATATGAAGCAGCAAAAACTATTCTTGATGAAAAGAACGAGACTATTAATGAACTTGTATGCGGGTGCATGAAAGGTGATTCATCTTGGGGGCTTTTTATTGCAACAGAAAACCTCGTATATTTCATTGTTTTGAAGAAAAAGCAACCTGTTGTAACGCAATGGTCATATGAAGAGATTATAAAGATTTCAATCAACCGAAAACCTATGATTGGATATAAAATAGATTTGCAAACAGTTGATGGCAGTCTAAATATCAATTCAATATCAGAAGGCGACATCGAAGGGCTTCATAAGTTTGTGGAAACAAAAATAGCTGGCAACGAAGAGAAACACCAACAGCAGCAAGAAGAACTCAAGAAGAACATTAAGGAATACTACTTTAAATCTGCCAAAACAACGGTTACTTTGGATGGCAACTTTATAAGAGTTGCCAGAAAAGGTGCAGTCAACACCATTACACGTGGTTACAGTGGTGAGAAATCATACAGAATTAGTGAATTAACGGGTGTTCAAATTAAAAAACCTGGTTTAGTCACATCTGGTTATTTTCAATTTTTGACCCCGGCTGCAAATGAAACAAGTGGATTATGGGATGCTATTCAGGACGATAATTCTTTTGTATTTATAAAAGATGAATTACCAATGGTTTTAGAAATTCAAAAGTATATCGAGGAACATCAGTCTGCGCCAGCACAATCGGCAGCAACTGCGGCATCTGTACCATCACCAAGTATTTCAGCAGCCGATGAGTTGAAAAAATATAAAGAATTATTGGACATGGATGCTATCACTCAAGAAGAATATGAAATCAAAAAGAAACAATTACTTAATTTATAATGGCCCTTTTTCCCTGGGCTTTTCTTTCACACTAAAAACAGAACATACATTCCCATACGGCGGTGTTTATTATGACAATCCAGTTATCGCATCTTGAAGAAGAAGTAAAAAAGATTTATACAAAATTAAATATGCTTACTCCTGAAAACATAGATCTTGAACGCATTGCCGCTGCTTTTAAGATATGGATTCATTATGAGAAAGCTAATAGCAGCATGTTTTGTATCAATGGTCTTTACAGCATGGTTTTGGATATTCGGGCTTCTCCACAAGAGCAATGGCAAGACTTCGTTCACGAACTCGCCCACGTGCTGAAGCATGCCGGAAACCAATTTAATATGAATAGAATGTTTAGAGAGCTTCAAGAATATCAAGCCAATAGTTTCATGTATCACTTTTGTGTACCAACATTCATGCTCGAAAAGATTTCGTTGCCGCGCATGCAATCAGAGGCTATAAAGTTAATTGGGGATACATTTAACGTCACATATCCTTTCGCAGCTAAACGGCTTGAAATGTACAAAAGAAAACAGTTTTCTATTCTCTGGCATCAAAAGCTCTATCAACTAAATTAATAGAACAAGGAGGTAGCCACATGGCTAGTATTGAAAGACGCAGTGAAAAATCTTTTAGATTAATAGTCGAAAATGGTTATGACGCAAACGGTAAAAGAGATAGAAAAAAGAAATCGATTCGTATCGAAGATCCAAAAATATTAAAGTCTAAACGGAAATTACAGGAGTATCTAGAAGATCAGCTGCACCGTTTCAGAATTGAAGTAGAGGCCGGCGAGTATATTGCTCCTGAAAAAGCTACTTTTGAATCATTTGCGGAGAAATGGGTTGAAAAGAAACTCTTTAATAAAAGTGGAAAACCTTACTCTTATAAAGCATCTGAGAAACACTCAGGTCACTTACACAATCACATCCTCCCTGCATTTGGGCATAAACAAATAGACAAAATAAAAACACTTCACGTTGTTGATTTTATAGATGATTTATCTAAAGATGGAGCTCGAAAAGATGGAAAGCCTGGCGGGCTTGGTGATAGAACAATTCTTGATGTATTTCAAACGTTACAGGCAATGTTCAAGACAGCTACAGAAGAATGGAAACTCATTAAAGACAATCCTATGGAGGGATTAAGTCAGCCGCATGTGGAACCAAAAGAAATGCAATATTTTCAGACTGACGAAGCAGAAGAATGCATCCGGGTTTTGTACGAAATTGATATAAAATGGCGCTTGTACTTTTTAGGCGCAATGATTGGTGGGTTACGTCGTGGTGAAGGACTCGCCTTTCAATGGCACTTGGATGTGGATTGGGACAGAGGTGGCTTCTATGTAAATCGCTCAATTTCTAAAACAGTCAACGGGCAGCCGCTTGTAAAAGCACCTAAATCTCGTAGTTCCAAACGTTTTGTTAAAATGCCAAATTTCTATATGGAGGATTTAGCAAAGTATTATCGCATGTGGAAGAAAGAAAAACTTATGCTCGGTGATGCCTGGGAAGGTGGAGACAATCAATACATTTTTCACAGTGGCACCGGAAAGCCATATTACTACACCACCCCAACTGCAAAGTGGGCTAAAATAAAAAAGAAGTATGGACTTAAAGATATTAGGCTCCATGATCTGCGGCATACGATGGTGGCTCTCCTTATAGAAGCCGGCGAAAATATGAGTGCAATTCAAAAACGTGCCGGTCACGCCAGCAGACGAATAACATCTGATATTTATGGCCACGTTACCGAAAAACTTGAAAATGAGACAGCTCAATATTTTGATCAATTTAACCCTAATTTGAAGGTGAAAAGCAACTAA